CTATAGCATTACATTGGGTAGTTGATTTATTAATTTTAGGGCCTATAGTTTTCTTTTTGGGATATTTGTTTGGAGTACATGTAGGACATTAAATGAAATTAGTAGCAAACGGTTGTAGTTTTACAGAAGGACACATGGACGAGCATGGTAATTACTATGTAAAATCTGTTTGGCCAAGTTTTTTTGAAAACACAGATGAATTTACTGAAGTAGTTAATTTAGCAACTGAGGGTGGCTCTAACGATAGATTAGTTAGAACTACATTGGAATACTTTAATAAAAATAGTACTGAAGACACAATGTTAGTTTTACAACATCCTACTCCTAATAGAAAAGAATGGTATAACATACAACATAATATGTGGATTGGGTATGTGACTACTGAAGATGATACTTTGTATGAACTTAGTGCAGTAGATTATACAAAAGATAATTTAGAAATGCTGAAAACAGATACAGCAACACAAAGAAAAATATTACACAAATACAAAGGATTAGTAGAATCAGACATAACAGAAACTATAAATTACTTTAAAAATATTATTTTAATACAAAATTTTTGTAAAAATAACAATATACCTTGTTTACATGTAGGACTATCTGCAAGATGTTTACCGAGATTTTATTTTAAAGAATCTAGAGAAATTATTGCAAATAACGAATACTGTAAGCAATTATATAATATGATTGATCAAAGTATTTTTTGTGATAGGTTTTTAACTTATATTTGTAAAGGTTATGAGCAAAGTCCTACAGATGGTCATCCAAACGAAGCAGGACATGAACTTATTTTTAGATATATATACAATGAGATAAAGAAAAGATGGCAGATATAAAAACATATAACGAAGAAACACAAGAATTATTCCTAAGATTTTTACTTAGTGATCCTGACTTGTTTGCAAGATGTCAAAATATAGTAAGGCCACAGTTCTTTAACTTAAAATATCGCAAAGCAGTGGATTTGTTTATAAGCCACAGCACTAAACACAATTCTATTCCTACTCCTGAGCAAGTAAGTGCGGTAGCAGGTGTACAGTTAGACCCTATTCCAAATGTAACTGCTGATCATCATGAATGGTTTATGAATGAGTTTGAAACATTCTGCAGACATAAGGCATTAGAAGAAGCAATTATTGAAAGTACTGACTTGTTGGAAAAGCAAGACTATGGTACTGTGGAAAACAAAATTAAAGACGCAAGCCAAGTAGGTCTTGTTAAAGATTTGGGTTTAGATTATTTTGATAATCCTAAAGAACGTTTGGAATGGATTAAGCAACAAGCAGGTGCTGTTAGCACAGGTTGGAAGGGTATAGATCAAAAATTATATGGCGGCTTAAACAGAGGCGAAATGACTATTTTTGCTGGTGGCTCAGGTGCAGGTAAAAGTTTATTTTTACAAAATTTTGCAGTTAATTGGGTACAAGCAGGATACAATGTTGTTTACATTAGTTTAGAGTTGAGTGAACAACTTATTAGTATGCGATTAGACAGCATGATATCTGGTTATGGTGTTAAAGAAGTTATGAAAAACATTGATGACGTTGATCTTAAAGTACGCATGAAGTCTAAGGGTGCTGGTAGATTAAGAGTCAAGCAAATGCCTAATGGTGTAAATGTAAATGATTTGAGAACATTTTTACGTGAATATGAAATACAATGTGGTGAAAAAGTTGATTGTTTACTTGTAGACTATTTGGATTTAATGATGCCTATTAGCCAACGTGTTAGTGGCGGTGACTTGTTCATTAAAGACAAATATGTTTCTGAGGAATTGCGTAATTTAGCAACAGAAAGAGACTTATTATTTGTTACAGCATCGCAGTTAAACAGAGGTGCAGTAGAAGAAATAGAGTTTGATCATCATCACATAGCAGGTGGTATTAGTAAAGTACAAACAGCAGATAATCTTGTGGGTATTTTTACTAGTAATGCTATGCGAGAAAAAGGCAGATATCAAATACAGTTTATGAAAACACGTTCTAGTAGTGGTGTAGGCACAAAGGTAGATTTAAGATTTGATCCTGACACATTAAGAATAGAAGATTTGCAGGAAGGCGATGAAGACGCAATGACAATGACTACAAGCAGTTTAGTACAAGATTTACAAAGAAGAAACAGTATAAAGGCAGATGAGCCTGAAGCACAGGATGTTATCACTGGCGCAATGAATATGAGAGAGTTCTTTAAAAAGAATGATCAATAAAATGATAAATAGCATTATATATTTTATTTGGAGACATTGTGCGTAAAACTCGAAGCATATTAGAAGAACTTAACCAAATTTCTGTAGACAGAGACAGAGATCATGTGGTTTCTAATAGAGGCGAGCATGTTATTGCCAGTGCTATCAGTTTATTAGAACAGATAGATAATCATTATGATCCTGCAGTTGCTAAAGATCTACAAAACAGATTGGTAAACAGCATTAAAAGTAGAGATGGTAAAAAGTTCTCCAGAGGTATTGGTAAAATTATCAAGGAAGCCCAGAAAGAGAACAAAAATGCTGATTAATGAAATAGTCATAAAAGAGAAAAACCCTCTTACTGAAAAACTTACGTTTGACCCTAATGATATTAAAGATGTAACATTTAAGGGAACTAAGTATATCTGGGACAAAAATGTAAGGCAGTTCAGAGTTGATAAGACTAACAACTTTATTGCTAAAAACGATAGTTTACACAGAAAATTACTTAAAGCACCAGAGAATGCACCAGCATTAGGAAAATTTAAAAAGCCTGGTTTAATAAGAAGGGGCATAGACAAAATGGGTATGTCTGGTGTAAGGACACCTTATAAAAAACCTGCAAAATCTGGTATAGCAAGAGGCATTTTAGGTACAACAGGAAACATTGTTGGACAGGCTATGGACAACATAGCAGGAGCAGTTGCTGGGGGAGTTAGAAACTTTAGAAAAGGTTACCAAGATCAAAAAAAGAAAAACCAAGCAGATAAAGACGCACCAGAAAATAATCTAAATACTTTTAATACTGTATTAGATAAAAAATGGGAAGATGGTGAAGTGGATACTAGACCTTTTTTAAGAAGTCCTAAAAGAAGCAACAGTGATGTAAGATATAAAAATCCAAATTATAAAAAGACAATAGGTAAAGATCACTATAATATTGATTGGGATAAATTCCATCAACAACCAGAAAAGTATCCTGGAGGACCACCACTTAGTAATAAATTAACTAGAAAAGGTTCATTTGCATATGGACAAAGAGGTGGTCAATTTTTGCAACCAGATCGTGATCCAAATATGAGAGACAAAAATAATCCTGCAGATGATATGAGAAATTTAAAAATACTTGTACAAAGAGGAGCTCTTTCCAAAGAAGATGCCAACGAAATTATAGACATGGCAAGTAAAGGCGGTATGCAATTAAACAAAGCATATGGTGTTTGGCAGAAAGAAAAAGATCCTAGTGCAGTAAGAAGAAGAGCTGTTACACCTGTAGACGATACACCAGCATAAAGTGAACAATGAGATACTCAGAAATATCAGAAAGTTTTATAAGGCAGATAATACTTGAAGCAGAAAATAAAAACACTCACTTAGAGCATCTGGAAGACAACATTTTCAATAAAGGATTTCAAGGAGCCAAAGAAGCAGTAAACTATCTGTACAGTTTACATGAAATGCTGGAAGGCAATTCAAAAACACCAATCAGTATGACTACCAAATGGGACGGAGCACCTGCCATTATTGCTGGTAAAGATCCTGAAACAGGAAAATTTTTTGTAGGTACTAAAGGTGTATTTGCTAAAAAACCTAAAATAAATTTTACAGATAAAGATATAGAAGAAAATCATCCTGCAGAAGGTTTACAGGAAAAATTAAAAACTGCATTAAAGTATTTAAGAAATTTAAATTGGAATACTGTGGTGCAGGGCGATATGCTTTATACAAAAAGCGATTTGCAAACTGAAACAGTAGATGGACAAGAAGTACTTTTGTTTAAGCCAAATACTATTGTGTATGCAGTACCCACAGACAGCGACTTGGCTAAACAAATTGCTAGTTCTGAAATGGGCATAGTATGGCACACAGAATACACAGGTGGTCCTACACTTGCAGATACCCAAGCAAAGTTTGGATTTGATAGCAGTCAATTAGGACAAACTTCCAGTGTATGGCACAGAGACGCAATTATTAAAGACTTTAGTGGTACAGTTACACTTACACAAGAAGAAAGTGATAATGTAATGAGTGCAATAACTGAAGCAGATACATATTTAAAAAGTATAGATTCAGAAACATTTAAATGGTTAGAACAGGGCAATGATTTAATTGGTAAAGACTTTTTACAACAATTAAAGGCACATGTAAACAATAATATCAGAGCAGGTGCATTTGATGAGCCCACAAAGTTTGCACAAGGATTTGTACAAAAATATATAGAATTTATGCAAAAGAAAATAGACGGTTACAAAACACAGGCTAAACAAGACGAAATGACAGACAAATTAGTACAAGGCGTAAAGTTTATCAAAGAGCATGTACCTGGTATTGTAGCAGTATATGATTTATATCTTAAAATTATAGAAGCAAAAATAAGAATTGTTAAAAAATTAGAAACAATCAGGCAGTTGCCTACATTTAAGGAAACTGAAAACGGATATGAAGTAACAGGCGAAGAAGGTTTTGTTGCTGTAGACAGAATGGGTAATGCATTAAAATTAGTAGACAGATTAGAGTTTAGCAGATTAAACTTTGGAACTGGAGCACCAGGCAAATGAACTTACCAAAAGAGATAGAAGAATTTGTAAACAATTTGGTGCCTACAGATGTAGGTGTAGATACTGTTGGCGATTATGTTGTACATTATGAAGGCTTTTCAGATGAATGCAATGATGGGCATGATGATAATTCTATAGATGAAGTTTATGCAGAAGTGTTTCAGGACTTTGATGACAGGCAAGGAGAAGAAGCACTAATAAGAGGTGTTGCAAATGACAGTTTAGGCTGTGAAAATAATCCTGTATTATATAGTGTGTATGGTGAATTACAAGAAGCAAAACTAAATTTAAAACTTATTGATAACGAAATATCAGAAGCAAGATTGTACAGGACTAGTTC